AGCTGGCTCTGTTATAGCCGGAGTGATTTTCTGTAAGCCTGCCCCCAGACCGCCACTAATCAAAGCCGATTTCGGAACATCCTCAATCTCTTCTGCCGTGCCTGCTCCGTATGCCGAGCCGAGCGCCATGGCCTGCGGAACTTTACCAGTAAGTCTAGCGGCAGTTAATCCTGCCCCGCCGACCATTGCTGTAGGGATGGATGACGCTATCTCAGCCCCATAAGCAAGATAAGGGGATTCAGTGCGGAACTGCTCCAAACTTGCGCGGGCTGAATCTCTGGCCTCCGTATAAGTTTCATCGCCCAGAATACTGCGGGCATACCCCTCTGCCTCATCAGCAAAGCCAAATAACACACCCTGCCCGATTGCTCTAGCAAGGTTCTTAGCTAGGTCTACATTAGACATCTCTGGGGCTTGAGAGGCGGCTGGTGCAGTAGACGGCTGGTCCACTCCAAGGGCTTCTCTGAGTTCTGCTTGGGTAGGCTTTCTAGCCTTTAAAACTTTATCAGCCATTTATATCCACCACTAATATGTCGCCACCCTTAGTCTCGTAATATTGTTTATTGCCAATTTCTTTTAACAGCTTAGAACCTTCAGGAACATCGACCAAAACCTCTGGGGGAAAGAAAACGTCATAAGCTGGCCCTGACGCCGCTTTCATAGCCTGCAATGCCCGCGCCCTTGCTCTTGCTTTCTGAGCAATAACTTCTGGCTTGTCGTTTGGCTGTGGAAAATATTTTCTATCTTCTGTGGTAAATTCATTCGCCGCAATAGCCGCGCCTGATTCTTTTCTCAGGACCGCTGTAATAAAATCAGATTTAGACTGCTGGAACCGCTGTCCTAATTCGCTGACCAATCCACCGCCGATAACGGAAGGCAGATTTCCGGCAAGATAGTCCTGAGTGCTTGTTGGGTCGTAACCCTCACTCAAAACTGATTCAATATCCTGCAAGGCAAAATTCATTCTATTTGCAAAGCCAGCCGCCTTGCCTTGGACCTCAGTAAAGCTCGCGCTTTTTTTACTGACAACCCTTTCGTCTGGAACATAACCTTCTGGCGTGGGGAATGATGAAAGGTTCATTGCGGGCCTTTCCACAATAACCATTCCTTGGTCTGTCTGGCGAGTTTCTTTTTCTGGCTGTGACAGCTTCTGAAAGACTAGCGAATACGCCTGCTTTTCTTCTGCGGTTGCTTTTCCGCTGGCTATTTTTGGCCCCAAGGCGATTAAAGTATTGTAACCCTGCGCTGTCATGCTGGTGCCTGAGAATGGCTGTTTGCCCTTCAAACGCTCTGTCTGAATTTTTGCCAGAGTTAGCTCTCTCGCAAAGGCATCGTTTATATCTTGCTTTTCAGCCGCCTTAGCCGCTTGAAATGCCTTCATGCCGGACTGCATCATTGCACCCAAGCCCTGCGCTGTTGATATCGGTGTCGGGCTGTAGCCTGACATCTGCAAACCTGTTGCCGCCGCCGCACCTAAGCCAGCCGAAGCCGGTGTGCCAAGCTCAGGAGATATTCTGTCCATAAAGCTCATGGGCTTCTTTGGTGGAGGTGGTGGTGGAACCGCGCCCATTGTTGGCTGTATGCCAGTAAGACGGTCCATAACATCCTTGCGAAAGCCGAAGGGAGCTCGTGGGTCCGGCTGTGCGCCAGCACTAGGCAAGCGTGGGCCAGCAACAGAAATTCTGCCCAAAGCGTCTCTGGCAATCACTTGGCTTTGTGGCCTTGGTGTTTGTGGCTGTTGTAGCTGTAGGAACCGACCCGCTGGGGTCATGCTCAAATCAAAGCGTGAAGGTATTGCCATTATGCGAATGCTCCTAACAATGCACCACCTGCGGCAAGACCCTGTGCGCCGCCGCCTGTCATGCTCAGCATTTTAGCGGCCTGTGCGCCAGCTAGACCGCCGGAGAGGAACCCTAATGCTGGGTTGCGTGTGACCGGAGTTATTTGCTGACCACCGAGAGCGCCTGAGCCACCCTGAACCATCTGCATATAATCTGCCAGTTTAGCCGCCGGACGAGCCTGCTCATACTGGAACCTTTGCATATCAGCTTGCAGTTCTGCCTGCGACTGAGCCTCTCTAGCGCCGCCAACCTGTGCCAGTGTCTCCAAGTCAGCAAACCCGAACTGACGGGCCGCTGGTGCCTGTGCAATCGCCGCCTGCTGTGCTTGGTAGGCAATAGGTGCCAATGCCTGTGCAATCGCCGCGTCACCATAGCCTGAGCCATATCTGCCGGACTGAGATAGTTGACCCTGCATTTTCTCAAGGACGGGTTGCATTGCCGCTGACATGAGCGGGTTAGTGCCCATCAGGTTCTGCATTACAACGTCCTGCGTCGCGCCGATAAAAGGGCTACCCTGAAGAGCTTGTGAACGGTATCCGCTCAGTGCCTGCTCCGTTTCAGGTGCAAAGCCCACGACTGTGCTCTGAGGGTAATACTGAGGTGTCGGGCTCTCATATAGACGCTTGGCCTCTTCCAGACCTGTCTTCAGGAATGGCTGTGCGTATTCCGGTGCCTGTGTGGACTGTGTGATAGTCCGTGAACTTCCGCCGCCCTTACTCATATTACAAATTCCTTGTCAATAATGTGGCTGTCGCCTGATACTCGTTTAGCTGGCGCTCCCAGCCCTTACGTCCAATAATTTCCATTGAATCGCATCCGTGGCCCTTGGCCCATTCTGCGACTTCTTTCTCAGCTTCCATCAGTTCGTCCATATCGCCGCCGGCTAACCAGATTCGGCAGGACGTTCTCTGCGGGTAGTCAACTATCTCAGTCACTATAACAGAATTTTCATACGGAAAAAACTGGGCTTTACCAGAGCGTATAGCGTCCAGCACATCCAGCGCCGTGTGACTGTTTCCAGCGTATCCTAATGCGGCCTCGACGTGGTGCATTAACCTTTCGTATTCATCCAATAATGACATAGGCTACTACCGTTGCATGACCGTGACTTTTGCTCTCGACGACGAAACTTCCGTTGTTTAGCGCATTAACCACCGGCTCCACGCTGTAGAAATGTGCATCCAGTGGGCTGAACAATATAACGCTTTCCTTGCCCACACGCGGGTCCGTCACCGTTGTTGATATTGTGCTGTGCGGTATGGTGAACTCACCCACACTATTTAGCTTACCGTCAACCGTCCTGTTCAGCACCTCTGCGACTTCTCGCGTAGTGGCTGTAATGGGGTTCAGAATACGATAGTTTGTCGTGCGCGTCATCTGCGACCTATCTCTCTAGCCTCAACATCAATGCCCTGAGCCAGCGACCACTGACCGGAGATATTCATCCGAACTCGGTGATACCTGCCCTGCTCTCTAAACGGGACAAACCCGTCTGCATTAGGCGCTATGGCTGTTGAGAAAGTCGCGTCCTCTGTGTGAACATTGCGAGTGCCGACCTCTACAGTAACGGTGCCGCCCTCATGGTATGGATAGACCCGCGTGACGATTGCATGCTTGCCCATAGACAAGCTGTTCTCTCCGGCCTCAATAGTGCCGGTCAGGGGGTCGCCAGTAAATGCGTAAATCTTAGTGCCCAGAGCGCCGCCGAACAGGAACTGACCGCCCTTATATAATGCGCTATCCAGAGACGCAGGCAGGCCGTCAATGCTCGCGCTGATATTATCCAGAGCCTCAAGAGTGTAGCCCGACGTAAAGAATGGGGCTATCAGGTCGGCTGATACGTTAGCCAGTGACCAGCGGTTCAGAGCATAGTTATATATGAGGAGCCTATCAGGGGTGCCATCCAGAGAACTATTAGAGACATATGACCAGACGGCAAGCTGTGCCTGCGGGTCCACTGTGGATGTCATTTTGTCTTTAAAGCTGAAATCAAAGTCATCGAAGAAAAAGCGGTTCACCTTCTCAGCGCCAATAGCCTTTGAGCCTTGTCCGTCAAACATATAGAAACCATCGTCTGACAGATAAAACACACTATGCCCAATATTGCAGACAGAGCCCGCAACCTGACAGCCACGCGCCGTTTCCACTTTATCGAACTGAAACACCAGCGGCAGGCCAGAATAGGTTGCCCGAACAATCGCCCGTTCCATTAGGATTGTGCAATATTCTCCGCCGACAATTCCTGTGATTGCTCCTGAATCTGGGATGTCCTGAAAGTCGCTTTGATTTGTTCCAGATGTCCAGCCCGTGGGGTCATTAAACGCAGACCAATAAACACGATATGGCTTTCTGCCGGAGCCGGTGTCGATATTAGCTGTCCACACGAAATCACGCACAACAGCAATGAAGTCAGACTTAGGTGCGCCGGATACGTCAGCAAACACGGTATCAGTGCCTAGCTGAAATTTCTGCATTTCCTCGCCAATGCCACCAGCCGCATAAACCGTGTCGCCAAACTGAACGAACTTCCAGCGCTCACTGCTCGACAGGTCATATGCAGGTGTTCCCGTCTTGCTGATATCATCCAAGCTGGAATCACTGGCATCAAATTCGTATAGCTTTGCGCTATCACCGGCAAACAGCTTTGTATTGCCATCATCTGACTTTGCCG